CGAATCATCAAGAGGAACCACGCAACGGTCATGCATAACCTCGAAATCCTTGCCAAAAACATGAGAGCAAGGCCCGACATCAAGTTTCTTCGTACACAGGTTTTAAACAGGACACGGGATTTTTTGCAACATTAGGAAGAACCCCCGCCATCTTTGCGTGAGTGAACGCAGAGAGCATCGTCCTTGACCTTTATCGAAGCGGAGAAATCCGCAAGGCTTGCCTCACCATCACGGGGGGCAATCCGCTTTGGAAGGACCTCGAACAAGAGGTCGTCCTCATCCTACTCGAAAAAGACCCCGACAAGATTACCAAGATGCAGGTGCAGGGATACCTGCGCTTCTACATCGTTCGGCTCATCATGAACCTGTACCGGGGCAACAACAACCAATTCGCCAAGAAGTACCGACACCACGACGAGCGAGTCGAGGTAGACCCCGAAACCCAAGAAGAAGGCAAGGACTACGACACCCTGCTTGATGACCTTTGGGCTATTGCCCAGCAAGAGATGGACTCTTGGGCGAAGGATGGGGCCTTCCCGTACGACAAGGAACTGCTGAACCTACTCATGCAGACAGGCAACATGAAGGCGATGTCCCGTGAAACGGGCATCCCGTACAGGTCCATCATTTACTCCATCGAGCAGGCCAAAGCCAAAATCAAAACCGCAATTGAGTCCAATGGATATACTGGTTTTTCCAATCCTGATTAGTGCCTTGGCGACCCTTGCGGTCGTGGAGTTCCGGGTTCTGCCCCAATGGTTCTACGCTCTGCCATTCGCCAAGCGGAAGCCGTTTTCGTGCATGACCTGCTTTGGTTTTTGGCTTGGGGTTGCCCTGACCCTGCCGACCTGCCAATGGTACTTGGCTCCTATCCTTGGGCTTGCCTCATCTGCCACCGCAATAATTATCCGGGAATGGACCTTCAAATGACCAACGACCAATTCATCGTGGCCCAAAAGCACAGGAAGTATTGGGACCAATATGTGGCCTCGCTAACGATGCGACTCCCACCCGATGCGGTTGGGGAACTGCAAGCCATCCTGACCGCTCACGGACGACCTCCTACGAATTGGTGGTGTGCGGACTGCGTAAAATCGGCCCTTCAATACATTTACCTCCAAGCGGACTTGTTTGCCGAAGCCAACCAAAACACCATAACCCACCCCCTGAATGCCCCTGCCAATTCCGAATAATAACGAGTCAAGAGAAGGCTTCATCGGTCGTTGTATGTCCAACAACAGCGTCAACACGGAGTTCCCTGATACGGCTCAACGGCTTGCGGTTTGTGGCTCAACTTGGGAGAATCACAAAAGGCAGCAGTTCGAGTCTTATTCGGACTACGGTCAAGAGATTCGGGCGAATGCCAAGCGAGGGATAGAACTGAACGAGCGGAACGGGAACAAGTGCGCCACCCAAACGGGCAAGGTCAGGGCAGCCACTTTGTCCAAGGGCGAACCCATCTCGGTGGAAACCATCAAGCGGATGCACTCCTACCTGTCAAGGGCCGAAACCTACTACGACAACGCTGACGATACCAGCGACTGCGGTTACATCAGTTACCTCCTTTGGGGTGGCAAGTCGGCTCTCTCATGGTCAAGAAATAAACTCCGAGAACTTGGCGAACTCGAAGGCGAAGGATGACGAAGCCCAAGTGCAGGCTCGGATGGACTCGCTGATGATGGTCATTACGACCCTCTGCGACTGCATCGGAGCGGTGGACGAGTCCAATGCCCCGAACCAGTACGAAGTGAAAATGAAAATCGTAAACAAGATAAGCGACCTAATCGACAAAATCGAATACTAATGGGAACCAGCAAGGGCAACGGCAAGTACATCGAAACTCCCGAAAAGATGTGGGAGTACTTTGAGGCATACCGCTCGCAGGTCAAGGCAAACCCAAGGACCAAGACGGTATTCCCCGGCAAGGATGCTATCCCCCAGCATGAGCCTTTGGAGCGACCCTTGACCTTGGAAGGCTTTGAGAACTGGTGTGCGGATGCAGGTATCATTGAGGACCTTGGGACCTATTTCACAAACAGGGACAAGCGATATGACGACTATGTAGCCATCTGTTCACGCATAAAACGAGTCATCCGCCAAGACCAAATCGAGGGGGGTATGGTCGGTCAGTACAACGCAAGCATCACCCAACGGCTGAACTCTTTGGTTGACAAGCAGGAGAATCAGGTCTTTATTGAACAATGGACCGAGGATGAATGAAGGTCATAAACACCACCGCCAAGCGGAAGATTGAATCGCTGACCCATCGTAAACGGGTCATCCAAGGAGGGACCTCGGCCTCCAAGACCTTCAGCATCCTTTGCGTTTTAATCAAACAGGCTTGCACGAAGAAGACCGAAATCAGCATCGTCGGGGAAACCGTGCCTCACCTTCGGAGGGGTGCGATTCGGGACTTCATCAAGATAATGATTGCCAAGGGCATCTTCGTTCCGGCAAGGTGGAACAAGACCCTACTGACCTACCAGTTCGCTAACCGTAGCACCATTGAGTTTTTCTCGGCTGACCAAGAGGCAAGGCTCCGGGGCGCAAGGAGGCAGGTGCTATTCATCAACGAGGCGAACAACATTGACTTCGAGTCCTACTACCAGTTAGCCATTCGTACCAGCGAGGCCATCTACATCGACTTCAACCCGACCCACGAATTTTGGGCGCATACCGAGGTCCTGCGAGAGGACGACTCCGAACTACTGATTCTCACCTACCAAGACAACGAGGCCCTGCCTGACACGATTAGGAGGGACATCGAACTAAACCGCACCAAAGCCGAAACGTCTGCGTATTGGGCGAACTGGTGGAAGGTGTACGGCCTCGGTCAGGTCGGGACGCTTCAGGGTGCGATATACGAGGACTTCGAGGTCGTGGAGGGTATAGATGTCAGCCGAGCGAAATTCGTCGCCTTAGGGCTTGACTGGGGGTTCAGCAACGACCCTACGGCCTTGGTCGCTATCTACCGCCAAGGGGACTGCTTACTCATCCAAGAACTGCTCTACTCCACGGGTCTCACGAATCAAGACATCGCAGATAAGTTGCGGACGCTGGGCATCACAAGGGCTTGGGAGATAGTAGCGGATTCAGCCGAACCGAAATCCATCGAGGAAATCTATCGGTTGGGGTTCAACATCAAGCCAGCGGAGAAAGGCCCCGACTCGGTTCGGAACGGGATAGACATCCTGAAACGCTTTAAATTGCAGGTAACCAAGGACTCCACCAACCTCATCAAGGAACTGCGGTCCTACACTTGGGCCACCGATAAGGAAGGCAAGAACACGGGGGTTCCGATTGACTCGTTCAACCACGCCTGCGATGCGATGCGTTATGTGGCCCTCAACAAGTTAAGGGTCAGTAACTCGGGGAAGTATGTTGTGGTTTAACTTTGAGGCATGAACCCCGAACGCATCCTTGACCTTCTAATCGAAATCGGGAAGACGCTTGCAGCCGTTTTCTTCATCATCACCCTTCTAACCCTCCTTTGGACCTTATGAAAGTCGTCCACTACTACCACATCTACTGCGGAGGGAACTGGCAGTTGATACTCAACCAGCACATGATGGCGGTCTGCAACTACGGCCTCATCAATGTCTTGGACGAGATTCGTGTCGGCATCGTCGGTCCACCCGAACAACGCAAGGCGGTCAAGGAGGTGCTGGAAGGCTCGATGGTGGCTGATAAGGTCAAGGTCGTGGTTACCCGGACCAACGCTTGGGAGCAGGCGACGCTGACCGAGATGTACCGGGCAAGTCAGGAAGAGGAAGCCGTGTACCTGTACGCCCACACGAAGGGGGCAAGCGACCCTTCCCTCATCAACCAACTTTGGAATCGCAGCATGACCTTCTTTAACGTCGTCGCATGGGAACGCTGCTTGCAACTGCTCGAAGGCGTGGATGCGGTCGGCTGCCATTGGATAACCAAGGAACAGTTCCCTCACATGGCTGACCACAACAACCCCGACGGCTACCCCTACTTTGGTGGGACCTATTGGTGGGCCAAGTCGTCCCACATCAAGGAACTGGGCGAACCAGTACGGGAACACCGCTGGCAAGCCGAACATTGGATTGGCAAGAAGCCCGACACCAAGGTCCACGACTCCAACCCCGGATGGCCGGGTCCCGAAAAGTTTGTAATCACGTTTTAGCATGAAGGTCCCTATCCTCATTACCAACTTTAATCTTTTCACTTGGCCCAAGGCAATGGTCAAGGAACTGCAACGGATGAAGGACTGCGGTCCTATCATTATCATTGACAACGGTTCAACTTACCGCCCGACCTTGGAGTGGTACGATTCGCTAAAGGGGAATGAGGACGTTTCGGTAGTTCGTACCGGGCAGAACTTGGGACATCTTGTGGCATGGAGGCTCGGATTTGACAAACGCATCAAAGCCGATTTTGGCTATCCAGACTACATCGTAACCGACCCCGACCTCGACCTTTCGGGATGCCCTGACGACACCATCGTACGGATGCGTGAACTTTGGTATGATTCACCTTCCTACCCTTACATCTCCAAGGACTTCAATGGTGTGCAGTTCAACGTCAAGGACAAAATTGGCCTCGGCATTCGTGTTGACGATGTTCCCGAAAACGCCCTATTCTTCCAACCTGCTGAACATCGCTACCACAAGGAACCGACCTATGGCAACCTTCGCTTGGCTCCAGTTGATACGACCTTCGCCTTCTACCATGCCGACACCTATCAGGTCTGCATTAGCGGTGCGAGGACGATGGCCCCCTACGAGGTCAGGCATCTGCCCTACTACATTACCCCGTTAGAGATGGAGTCTGACTGGGAGTTTCGGCAGTACCTTGACAAAGCAAACCACTCCAGCACGGCCAAGAAGATAGCCGATGGACTTCAAATAGGATAATATGCCATACTCACACCCGTTCCACAAGGACTTTGTTGGCAACCATATCCGCTCGGTTCTAACTGAATCCGACAGGGTGCTTGACATTGGATGCGGTTGCGGAACTTACGCCCTGCTGCTTCCCGAAATCAAGATGGACGGCATCGAGATTCACGAGCCGTATGTTAGCCGATTCGGTTTGCAGAACCTTTACCAAACCCTGCATATTGGGGATATTCGTGAGTTCGATTTTTCGGCCTACACCTACCTGATTATGGGCGATGTCTTTGAGCATTTAACCTTTAACGAGGCGAGGGACCTGCTTACCCGAATGAATGGCAAGAGGGTCATGATTGCCGTGCCTTATATGTACA